GTAAATACGAATTCGTTATTTGATAACATCGCTGGGATATCATCAGCTTTTTCTTTTACACCAACTGGTGGTATAAATCCACCTGTTTTTCTCATGTCTAATTCTTTTACACCTTTAGAATTTACATTTACTGGTAGGCCCTCGATGCCTGATGCCTGTTCCACTAATTTATCAGAACCAAATGCACGGCCAACTCTGCCACCTTCAGCCATGTTTCCTACATCAACTGTTTGGTCATCAGCTTGCTCTACCATAGCATTTATTCTTACATCATAATCTTCAGGTGTTTCATTCTCACCTTTAGGATATAATCTTGAAAACTGTACTTTTAATTGATCATTTACTTGTGCTCTTCTATTAGCATAATCTGCATCTGATTCACCGTCTTGTTGTTCTCTTTCAGCAAGTAAACCTGTAATTGCTCCACCAACTCCAGCTATTTTTAATGCGTTCAAACCTTTATCTCCACCACCTGTAAAAAAACTACCTAGGCTACTTCCTATATTAGAGAGAAATGGAGCAAAACCTCCTTGAGCTTTTATTCCAAACCCTGGAGCAAAATAAGTTCCAGCTGCAAGAAGTGCTAATTTACCAGCATCAGATTTAAGAATACCTTTAGCTCCTTTAGCTATACCTTTAACAGCCTTCTTAACTCCCTTAACAATACTACCTAGACCGTATTGTGCTCTGCCACCATAGGCCATAGCTTTTTTATCAAACTCTTCTCTAGCTGCTTCTATTGCTTGCTGTTGACTAAAACCTTGTTCCATAAACTCTTCTATAAGTCTCATAAATTCTCTTTCATTTTCGTCCATAGAAGCCATCTTCATATCTGGCTTCTTACGTCTATAATCGCCTTTTAGAATGATATCTGGAGCTCCTGCTATAAATTTTTTCGATGCTGTAGTGTCTGTTAATGCCATAATTTTGTCTAAATTTAGTTTATAGGGCAGGCATACTAATCCTGAAATATCACACTTTATTTGATTTTTTTACTATCGTCAATACCTTTGAGAGGCTGACTTCCTTGATATAGGTCATCCCAAAATCTACCACAATAAGAGTATTCGCCAATATGGGTAATATAATCTTTTAAATATACATGTACTTTACCGCCCATATCTGTCCATCTTTGACAGAAACCAAAGTCCTCACCAAAGTATCTTTTAGTTTTAGGGTCATGAATGGTGTCAAATAAATTAAACATATTGTCTTTTTTCTCATTTTTACCATTGATTATAGTTGGTTGATATATCTCTAGCTCAGGATATTGTTTAATCATCTTCTCAATAACTTCTCTTTTAATTAACATACAGCCAGTAGGAGCATGTGTTACTTCTGCTACTCCATCTTCAACTTGTACTTTTTGAGGATCTTCTAGTTTTAAGGGAAAGGTATAACCTGCTTTGGCTAAGTCATCTTGATTAGTGACTGCTCTATGTTTTTCCGTCATTCTTCTCCACGCTTTATCCCAATCAAATGTTTTCATAGGATACGGACAGCTTATTACATCTTTATCTTTTTCTAACATTGTAAAGATAGTCTTTGATTGAAAATCAATATCTGAGTCTATAAATAATAAATGTGTGTAGCCGTCTGCATGATTTAACATTTCTGCTACACACAAGTTTCTACCTTGTGTAACTAAAGAGGATTTCATCAAAGTAAAACTAACCAGTATTTTTCGTTGTATACAATCTTGTTGAAACTTTAATACAGCTTGACAGTAGTGCATAGATACGTCGCTATGGACAGGTGTGCATACCATAATTTTATATGGAGAAAATGTACCAATATTTATTTCTGTAACTCCTTCTCCATTTACTTTATTATTTTTAATTGTTTGATAAGTGTCCGGATTTTGTGCTACCGTTTTAGTCGGATCTGTTTTAGTAAACCAGATGGGTTCATTGTTTGCGCCTTGCGCTTTATCACTTTTTTGCATTTACCGCTCCTTCCAAAAATCTTTTCCAAGATGTGCCTATTTTATTCCAACCATAATATGCTTGAGCATATGCAGATTGACATTCTAAATGATTATGTATTTGTTCTTCATGTAAAGTATTAGCAGCTGCATCAATACCCATTGCAAACTTTTGAGCTAAATTTCTGTAGTTCGATTCGTAGGGCACGTACATGGGAAACTCTGCACCTGTTTCAAACAGTGCACCATAATTAGTTGTAATACAATACAACCCTGCAGCCATACATTCTAATAACGATATACAAAACGTTTCTTCAAATATACTTGGATAAACATACATATTATATTTATGTAAATTATCTTTTATGTAACTGTTTGGTTTGTACCCTATATAATTTACGTTAGGTAATTGATGTGCTTGTTCGTATAGTTTTATATAATTATGATTATTTTGTTGATAAAAATCTTTACCATATATCTCACAAGACGAATAAACATCTAGGGTCACCAGTGGATTTTTTACTAACTGCATAGCACCTAGTAATACAGACAATCCTCTCCATGGTGTATTTTGATGTATAATTCTGATAGGCTCACCTTTTTCATACGGTTTAGATTTTTGTATTCTATCTATACCATTTTTAATAACTACTGATTTATGTGTAGGAATATCAAAATGATCTCTAAAATGTTCATAGTTCCAATGACTGTTAAATACGTACCAGTCGTACTTGTTATGATTAGATTTATCTTTAAACCAGTAATATAAATTACCTTGATCGTAAGAATTTTTTTGCCACAGAATATTTACTTTTGTAGGATGTAAAGGAATTTTTTCAGGCACAGATGTACATATTTGTACTTCATCTAATAATTTTGAATCGACGTATCTTGTTAAATAGTCGAATTGTAATTCAGTGCCACCTCTAGGTTTTTGGTTTATTGTCATCTTTACTCATTACTTTCTGCATTATGTCTAAACCTTTCGGAGAAACCTGCACAGTTACGTCTTGCACTATATCAGGTCCTTCTTTCTTTTCTTTAAACGTTTCACCAGTTTTAGTATTACGCCACGTAGTTATCGTAGTGCAATCTATTTTATATATATTATCCGTTTTCATTCTCTCTGTTTATTAAAGCGTAACTTATTACACCTTGTATTTTACTACTGCCTGTAGCTGCTTGCACAGTTATAGCATCACCTGCTTCTAAATTCAAGCCCTGTGGTGTTGCATTTACCTGTGTCTTAGCGCCTACATCATCTCTAAAAAATTCATATTCAGCGCTTGAATCTGATGAATCAACTAAATTCATGTTTACTAAAATACCTGATGATGCATCATTGTTTGCACAGTAAATACTTTTAACTATGATTGTTCCATCAGTAGGACAAGTAAGCGCTGTAGTCTTGCTTGTATCAACTTGTTTGAAACCTTGATTTTTATAAAAAATACTCATGCTAAGAAATAATTAAATGCTTCTTGTTCGTTTTTTAAATCTTGTTGAAAAGAAAAATTAAGCTGTTGTTGCATAGTAGCTAACGCTTCTATGATCTGTCTTTGATTTTCTGCCTCATATTCTGGTGCAGGTTCAGGTATGTATGCTGTTACTTTTGCCATTATCCTCTATGTCTGTCTACTGCTCTATCGTAAGTGGCTTGATTTGCTTTGTCATATGCACCTACATCTTTAAATCCTCCAAAACCTTTATCACCACTTGGGCCATCACCACCACCGTGAAGTGATTGACCTATTTTAGCTGTTACTCCAGCTTCAACTTGTGCTTTTACTTTATCTAATAAATCTCTTGTTTGTTTATCTTTAGCTGCTTTTTGTGCTCCTAAGAAATTAAAGTTGCTTATATTATTTTTATTCATTTCTTCCCATGTTTTACCAAATTGATTTGTATTGTTTAAATCTCCAAATTTATTTTCCCAACTTTTTTTAGATTCTTCTAATTGATTTCCTAATTCTTCATAATCTTTTTCAACAGATTCTGCGTAGTTACCAAAAAGACTTCTAACGTTTTTACCTCTTTGATCTTTTAATAAACCTGTATTTGGATCTACATAGATACCTGGAATTCCTCCATCCATTCTAGACTTAATAAATTTTCTGTCTTGATATGGAAGTGTATCAAACCTATCTAGGCTTTGTATTGTTCTTATACCCGGTATCATATTAATTCCACCTCTAATTACATTAGGAATAGTTTTAGTAAAAAAATCTTTTGCTTGATTTGTAAATGGTACACCTCTGTTTAGGGGCACTTGCGGAACATCAGGTTCATTGGCTACACCCATATTTACAGGTAAGCCGCTTAAATCTATTGCCGGAATACCTTGATTGACAGGTCTGACATTTTGTTGAAAAGGAAAATTAGTAGCAAATCCAGATTGTGTATTTCCGTAATTTGTTTGTGAAGGCACCGCAAACATATTATTAAGAGCTAACTCATTTGTAGCTGCCATCTCAGACATGGATCTAAATGGAAATTGATTTGTAGTAATATTAGGCTCACCTGTAATAACATTAAAATTTGGCTCTGCACTAGCTGCAGGTGGAAAAAAGAAATTTCCTATTCTTTGTAAAATACCTGTTTTTTCTGGTTGTTGTTTTTGTGCAGCCGCTAGATAATTTTCTGCTTGTTGTCTAATCTCAGGTGTATCGCTATTTAACATAGCTTGTAAATTTTGGTCTGATATACCTATGCCATAACTAATTGGTGTTGCCATTATCTTCTTCCATCCGGTTGCGCGTCAAGTCTAAAGGTTCCGTATCTCCAAGCTTCACCCGTAGATGTATTAGCTATTTGAATAGAAACCAATCGACCTCTAGCTCTTGTATCTATCTTATCAGTAGTGCTTGTTATTGTAAAGGGTCCAAGTGGTGAACCAACAGGAGAATTATCAGGGTAGTCATTTAAAAATATTGTGACTGTAGAATTACCACGTAAATATTTAAAATCAGGTATAAATCTTTTAACAGACATAAAAAACTCTCCATCCCCTCTATAATCTACTACTCCTGTTTGTTGTCCTAATGCACTTCGTCTAGATGTAATATCCCAGTCTCCAGATTTAATAAAAGCATTAATAGATGTAGTGCCAGAACTGTTGACTTGATCGTCACCTTTTTCATGACAATAGTAAACAGATGCACCATATTTATTAGTTAAGCCACTAATAGCAGCAAAAACAGG